GCGATACTTTTGTATCGCCTGAATTTCATTTTTGACTGTACCATCAATATCCATGTAGTACCCATAATACTGAGCAGTACTACCAGAGATATATGTTGTTCCATCATCAAGATCAGGAGCAACCACAGAAGGTAAAACTTTTGAGTCCTTCTGAGGTTTCTTCTTTAAATTAAACCCAAAAAAGTTTAAATCCATATCAAATAACCAATATTACTCACTTAAATGGAAGGACCAGGAAAACCAATACCACCCACGTTAATTGAAGTGTTGATAAACCCAGAACTCTCAGCTTCCCAATGCTCGTAAATGAACTGTACTTGGAATTCTTCAACCTGATCATTTTGTCCCATTTGAAGACCAATCTCTCCAACTGAAGTTGGGAATAGATGATAGAATGTGTACTTCTTCAATAGAGCACCATTTCTATCTAACTGCTCCACTTCTGCTGTTGCTGTATAAGCCAAATGAGAAGTTACGCCACTGTTGTTTTCAACACTAGCCATGATTTCTGCCCAATCTTCAAATGCATTACGCAATCCAAAATTGGTGTCATTAAGAACAGTCACAGTCCATGGATTGAATGAACGATCACCCGCCAATGGAACCATACGACCATGATAATATACCTGTGCCACACCAACCTGTGCTGCAGGCAATGAAGCTGCGGTACAAAGGAATTGAGTTAACTGTGGATAAACACCAGCATTAACAAGGCTAGGAAAATGTAAGAATACACGGAACTGGTTTGGACGTGCCCCACCACCGTATAGAGATGCTTTAAAAGCAGCAATTGACATATAGAAAATCTCCTTTAATGTATCTTAGTATTTATTAGCCGCCAATCTGATTAAATTGAACCACAGACTTCACTGCAACGAAGTTCAAGATAATATAATTGATTGAGTATAGAGGCTTAATATAAATGTCTGCTACGAATTCATTACGAGCTACGACTTCTTCAGTGTTGTTAGATTCGTCACAAACGACACGGAAATCATCAATACCACGACGACCCTTTACTGTACGAAGGAAAGGATCAACCAACGCACGGAATTGAGCGCGAGTAAATGGATCGTTCAATTCAAACAACTGATATTTAGCTGCTTCTGAAATTGACTTCTCAAGGATGATGAATAGGCGACGAACATTGATGTGATCAAATGCACTTGCTTTCTTCTGTAGAGTCTTGTCACCAAATAGAATTGTACCAGAACCTGGGAAGGTTACGACTGGATTAATACCATTCTGATATAGCTCGTCACGATCAGCCTGTGAAGGATTAGTTGATAGCTTGCTTACGTTCTTGATCTGTCCACGATTGTAACCAGCTGGTGAGAACCATGGCTCAGACTCAGAATCAGTACGGGCGCAAAGACCAGCAATATCACCATTCAATGGAATCCAACGATACTTCTGATTGTATACATCAAACTGCCACTTGTAACCACTATCCATTACTGCATAGCTATTGGCATTAACAGTGTTACGATAATCGATAATGTCGGTTACCATAGTTGTTTTGTCCAAGAATGGACCATTGGTATCCTTAGGTGAAATGAATACTAGGCAATCTCTACGAACAACAGCAATGTTGTCAATACAATGGTTAACAACTGTCATGCCATAATCTGAAGTCATGATAAATGTGAATGAGAACTCTTCAGGATTTGCAACGGTATTGTATGCTGCAATAGCTTCTGCATCACCAACAGTAGTACCATCAGCGCCGTCAACTAGGCGAAGAGCACCAGCCCCAACAAACTCATCGGCAGTGTCAAAAATCTTGAATGTCTTAGGTGTTGCACCCTCAAGATCAGAAATGTATGTGCCCCAAGCAACTTCATCAGCGCCAGAAGTCAACACACCAGCAGCTGGTGCGGTACCCCAATATACCCACTCTGAACGAGAATTTACAACATCAACATAGTAGTTAGATGTACCATCTACGTTACGAGCATCTGCTGCCTTTGATGTACTCTCGAAAACTTCAAGAAGCGACATTGGGCGACCAGAAATCTTTCCTGTAACATCGATAACGAAAATGTGCAACTCATCGTTCTTTGCATTTCTTTCGTTGTCAGTTCCAGTTACACGATTGTAAACATAGGTAGTAGTTGATGGTGTTCCAGTATTCTTCAAATAAGAAGTAAACTTCTTATAACCCTGGACTTCACCTTCAAACGTATCCTGCCATGTAGAAAAGTCTGAGAAGTTGCCAGCATCAACTGCTGCAACCATGATGTTGTTACCTAGAGCGCCTGGACTCTTACAAATCCACTGCCCATAAGTTGCTGCATCATCAGCATTCTCATACTCTTCTTCATTCAAAATGGTTGATGTACCACCAGCAGTAACTGTAGCTGCTTTAACTCCAGTTGGAGCAGCACGAATCACCCATAATGAATTTGAATATTGAAGGAAGTTAAAAGCAGTGAACCAACGTCCTGCATTAGAATTGTTTGGCTTTCCAAACACTTTCTCAAGTCTAGTTGCGGAGTCGATCAAAATTGGCTGACGGATTGGTCCTTTTACAAAATCACCAACAACCACACCATTATTTGAAGCGTTGAAAGTAACCACTTGAGAGTAGTCTTTTTCAACTACTGCTACACCTGGAGAAGAAAGAATAGGCATATATAAAACTCCTTAAATTGGTTGTTCTTTTAACAAAAATATTTGTTGTATTTTATTTATAAAATTCACAGTTTCATGCTGCAAACCTGGAGTCAAAGATGAAAAGATCCCGTTCCTGAGCAGTTGAGTGTTCAGGATCCATGACCACATCATCAGGTCTCCCGGTGTCAATAAAGCCAAACGGGGTCAAATCATCTTCCATTTGTTGAATATTGCGAGTGTGCATCTTGACACGAATATCAGAATCCGTCAAATCCTTGAAGAACGTCTGTCCTGTCATCCAGGCAAATAACCAACCAGTGGTAACCAAGTCATCATGAAACCCCTCATCAGCTTCATAGGAACCCGTTTTAGACTGAACGAAGGTTGCTAGCTCGCTGATAAAGGTGAAATCCTTAATTAACATTTGGTTATTGTCAATCATGTCTTTTAGGTTGGCACAACCAATACGCTTAGTCTTCTTGGTTGTCCGAATACCAGGATATGGGTTATTAGAACCAATTTTACCAAGAATTTCGCCCTTCGACCAGAACATGTTTTCATACTCGAGGTCGTAATAAAGAATATTAGCTACCTGTTCACCGATGTCGTTTATCTCTATTAAGACGAAAGCTTCATTGTATTTTCGACCAACGCTGTCAATAATTGAAGGATACAACATTGGTGCGATTTCATTATTATAGTATGTTGCAGCTTGAGTGTATGGTTGAGATGTTATATCCCAAACTGTAAAAGCAGAATAGTCCAAGTGTCGCCCTCTAGACACATCCACAGTCATAACGTAATGGTGTCCAAGAATCGGATCGTCATATACCCGGAAACCAGGAATTTCACGGAATTCACGAAGTGGCTGTATGAATGACAAACGAGCCAAGGTGGATCCATTCAAAAGGGTTAGGGCTGATCCAAGGAATTCGCACATAACTTCCTGTGCGAATTTTACTTCACCTAGTACCGCTTTTTGTTCCTTATACCATTTCTCATCGCGTTCTGGATGCTCATGCCAATGTACTCGGAATGGAGTAAAGCCATTTCGACCTTTCTCAGCTTCATTCCAGAACTTGTAAAAATGGTTATAACCATTTGGTGTTGATGACATGATAATCTTTGTTTTCTTACCAGATGAAATGGTTGGGAAAACAGAGGTAAAGAATTCTTCAGCTGAATTGTTTTCTACGAATGCGAACTCGTCAAGATACAGAAGGCTTACAGACAATCCACGAATGGCGGTAGCTGATGTTGATGCTGCTACAATTCGCGAACCATTCTCTAATTCCATCGAGCCCTTGTTCCAAGTAACGACTCCTTGCTGAAGCCATTTTGGAAGATTCTCATAGGCAAGCTGAATACGGGCTAAAATTTCACGAGCAATCAATGCTTTGTTAGCAAGAACGGCAACGAATTTCTGATCATTAAACAACAAATAATGCAACAAGTATCCAGC